GGCTATCGTTTTACTATACTTAGATTTCCAAGTCTACACGGTAGTTTGAATTCTCTACTATTTTCCATTATCTCTTCTACGATATACTTAAAGTAATCTTCAACAATTTGTCTGTATGTTTTGTAATCAACATCATATACAGTTTCCCTTTCGATATAAGATAAGTAGAACTCATAGAAGTCGCTTATTGTATAAGATTTCTTCATTGCTATCTAACATTAATGTTCTACATATCATCTCTAGAGTTATTAGTTTCGTCTGACGGCATCTGATGCATGATATTCAATTCTTTAGTAAATATCATATCTTTGATTACAGGTATCATATGCGCAGGTGCAGGATATGAACTATCAGGATCGAAACATTCATTGATATCAGCAGGATTCTCAGCTATTACTCCTATCTCTACCCATTCGAGCTGGTGATCATTACCCGGATCTTCCACATACAATCTATTGTTTTTGATGTATGCTATATAGTCTCCGCAAGTATACTTTCTATACTTTTGATATTTCATCTTTGTTTCATTACCTAGCTGAATTAGATTGCCAGACATGTCCTTTACATATACTAGACCTGTTCTAAAATGAAAATCTATTAACTTTGGTAATTCTATGTCACTTCTATATTCTATATGACCTGCTGTACTATCTATTCTATCAATGTGTACACATGGAATAGTTTGGACATACATAGGATTTATATCTCTACCCTTATCTATGTCCTACTTGATGAGTACAGCTCTATAGTTGTGAATCCATTGTTCAATCTATATTCTACTTATATGTTCTGATTCAGCAACAGAACTATTGCGCAATTCAAGTAGAATATCATCAATAATAGTATTCAGTGTGTTTAATTTCATAATGCATTATTTATTAAATATCTTTATAACGTATTTAGATGCGTTCTAAGCCATTTTATAGGTGTAGTAGTACAATTGGTCAAGTAATATAATAGCGTTTGTCTAGAAGTCTTAAAATAAAAAAAGGCTAGTTATTAACTAGCCTCATTCATTGCTTTCTGCATATTCTATGGTAACATCTATTTCATCTAAGGTGGAACCATATTACTTGCCTGTTTTATTAAATCTTTAAGTTCTCTAACCTAATCTTGTAATTCCTATATTCTAGGATCTTCCTTTTCAGGTTCTTTCTCTGTATAATCTAACTACTTAAGTATAGCTTCACATTTGGTCATTTCCTCGTCATACCTAGCAACAGCTTCTTTTTTCGCTTTATATTCATTGTAACTAGATTTAACCATATTAACTATATGTTGTTTGTCTGTAGCTACAGTAAGACCTAGTTGAGTATCATTAATTAATGATTTGCCTTCCTCTACTGTTAACTTCTTTTGTTCACCACCACAACTTATAACTATGTCTACTAACTTCTTTCTATTCTAGTTAGGCATTGGAAACTACTATGGTGGTAGTGGTTCGTCATACACTTTAGATACACTTACTATATTACCAGCAAAGTAATTAGTACTCTTCTTAAATGTACCTATGATTTCTAATACATATATAGGATCGCCTATACTCAATTGCGAAAATGTTATCATAATAAGTATTTGTTTAAGGGCTCCGAAGAGCCCTTGTTAATATTAAGCTGCCTGTGCAGCTATGTTTGTAGGATATGCATTTACTAATTGATAAGTGTTATTACATTTATTATAGTAAATCAAATATCTGAAATTGAGTTGTAAGTCACCGGCTTGTACTTCTTCTTGTAATGCATTACGAAGCATGCTTTGAGTAGTATTGTTCTCTGCATTATCATCTGATAAACCAACTGGAAGAGAAGCGTCAGCTGTAGCAGATGCCTGTCTTACATCCAAGAAAAACAGTCCCTCTTTAGGTAAACTAAGGAATTCCTGATGATTTACATCATATCTTACTTCTGTAGTAGTAGCAGATACACCTGTAGTTCTAAGTACCGGTATACCAGAAATAGTATTCAATCTTCTGCGACGTCTACCGAAGAAGAACGGATTAAAAGGACCAAACGGGAATAGTGTTTGTTGTGTATTATAGAAAGGAAACATAATTACCTCCTTTCTTATTAGCAACCACAGTTGTTATAACCTACTCCGCAGTTTGCATAAGTATCACCAGCAAAAGCTCCATATGCAGCAGCTCTGAAAACTTCTGGATTATAAACAGACAGCTGAGGATATGGTACACTTACAGTGTTAGGAAGTTTGCACTTGATACCATCAACGTCAGATTGCAATGCATTTAACTTAGTAACAATAGGCGTAGTAGCCTGACTTATCATTGTACCAAATGTAGCAGTCTGATGTTCTTGACTTAACTGAGATACCAGTGTAGAATTTTTCTCACGCAGAGAGTCAATCTTGTCAAGTAGTGCCTAATTTTGCATAGCATCAAGTTTTGCTATAATAGCATTAGTATTTGCAGTACCATTATCACGCAGAGACAAAGTATTGCTGTTCATTGTGTTAACCAAGTTGTTAGTCTGATTACATACAGCCAACTGGTTTTCGTAACCCATCTTAGTCAGGTTAAGATTTACACCATCTATAGATCTCTAAGTGGTGCAGCAGCAGTTTGCCAATTCAGAAGCAAGAGATGCATTACCTGAAGTAATAGCATTTATTACTTGCTGACTGGACAACTTAGTATCACAAGCAATCTGATTTACACTAGCATTAATAGTATTCAATGCACTCTATACTGAGTTAAAGTCACAATTCAAAGTATTAGACAAGTTGCTGATAGCTTCTTTATTACCATTGATAGCCTGCATCAACAGACTAGTATTAGCGTCAGTATTCAATTGAGAAGCAAGTTGAGAAGCTTCGCCACCTCTATTACCGAAGCCGTTGCCTCCCCAGCCACCCCAGCAGAAGAAGATCAGGATAATCCAGATCCACCACCATCCGCCGTTACCGCCGAATCCGCCATTGTTATTCATCATAGCCATCAAAGCAGCAGGGTCCATACCTTTATTTGCATTCTGCATTAAAGCAGCCAGACCAGCGTCAAAACCGCGGTCTTGAAGGATAATTTTATCTTCTAACATAATTGATTTTATTTAGGATTGATTTAATTTGATTAATATCTAATATAACGTACAGAACGACCACGTTTAAGTTCATCTTCATAAGGAAACATTCTTTCCTTCTCATAATCCCTTTCATCGTATTCTCTGTCGTATTCTCTACGTCTACCATATGAAGATCTTCCCATTCTCCCACCTCTACGATAGGTTCCATAAGGTTCGTCATCGTCATCATCTTCATCTTCATATTTGCTGTAGTTTCTATCGAAGTATTCCTCTTCTGCATCTCTCAGCTTGTCACACATTACATAAATATAATAGTACCACATCTTACCTTCGTCAATGTCTTTGTCACTTAACCAAGCTTTAGCTAACTCTACGAAATACTTAGAGTTATTAGAACCTGTCATGTTAACAATTACTTTGTAGTAATCTGAGTAAACCATATTCAATGCAACATACCAATCATACTTATTGAACTTGCTATCAAAGCGAATTCCGTATTGATTTGCAAGAGCAGAAGTTTCTTCTACAGACCAATGTTGGCCTCTAGATCCGTCTTCGTTTTCCATCTTACTTACAGCTTTACGTGCATGTTCGTCATCAAAGTGAGGACCATGCTTAGCTTCATAAGCTTTTGTACGGATTATTCTATGCATATTATTATTGATTAATTTTAATATTTTGTTTGATTATTCCGTAACTTCAACTATCCTAGTATCTGTTACTTTAATTAAGTCATTGCTGTTATATATCTGATACTTTCTGATACGATCTTTCTTCCAATCAAAGTGTAAGAACCTCTAGAAGCCATTCTTATACTTATTACGATATTCTTTTTTCTCTTCTACGAACAATACTTGAGAGTTCCTTAAATCTAGTATGGCGGTTAAGATTGAGTCTTTTCTTTCTACTGTGATAGTAGTTAAAGGATTTAGCTTTAAGTCCTCCTTAAAGTCTACTTCTTTAGTTATTATTTTAGTAATAGTATCCTTCATTTCTGTATTGATTACTTGTACCTACTAGAGGTTCTTGTCTTTGATCTTTAATTCTTTCTACACTTCCTTGGCAGTCTAGAGTAAACTATCATTTGAGTTATTTAGATCTACTACCTTCAACTGAAGTGTTCTATTATCGTCTCTTAATCTACTTGTCAAACTCTGGTAATATTCGTAATTATTTGTTACTTGTCCTAGACGTTTATCTAGAACCTATATCTTCTTACTCTAATAAAAACAAAAGGCAGTCAAACCAATTATGATAGTGACTGCCAATTTACTGAGATAACTCTTAATCTCTGATAACATGTTATTCTGTTTTAAATTCTGGTAATATATACTAGATTGCTAGCGCACTAGATCTAGACATTTTTTCTACTAGTTCTACATCTACTTCATTTTCATCGAAGTCATGAATGTAGCCTATTACTATACTTCCAATCCAGTTATTCTTTTCATCTGATAACTTTCGTATAGCAGTAGTATGACAACCGTTACTTGTCATTATAGATTTAATCTTGTTATCCAGATTAGATGATTCAATATCTTTTATGAATAAATAATCTTGGTTTGCTAGTTCTGATACGAAGTTAGCTACTGATTCAATCTTAATATTACATAGAGATTCTCTTACTGAAGATACTCCATACTTCTTTACTTCAAGCGTAGCAGATATGAACATCTCTCTATACAAAGGATGCGGTTGGATTAGGTATACTCTATCCGCTTTGAGGAAGTATAACAACTCCCACAACTCACCATATATAGTAGCGATGCTACCAGCCTTCTTTATGTTGTTCTGATGTTCTTCTTTTCTCCATTTCTCAATCTTATAGTCAGTCATTTTATTTTTAGTATACTGATTATAAGTAAACCAGAGTGCTGCGATAGAAGCTATTCCTGTAAGTATCTGTGGT